GCTTTACGCCATGCCTTGTGCTTGGAGCTGTTTACTTGAACTATTCGGCCATTCATAATGGCGTGAGAGCCTTGGCTGGCAGGGTCGCCAGTAACGCTAAGGCTTACCTCTGCCATGTAGTTCCCAGGCTCCCATTATCGCAGCCCAAGCGTAAAGGAAACCGAAAGCTAGTCCCACACCATCAAGAACGCTAGATTCATTGAGCGATAGGTTTATTAGTATGCCTGCGGTGAGGGCAGGGACTAGCCAACGGAGATTTTTCATTAGAAGGGGCTTGGCTCGTGTGTTGGCTCGAAGATACCCTTGACAATGCTTAGAGGCTCTGCTGGAACTACCAAGGGGTTGTTGATGCTGACCTTGATGGACTGCTTTGCTTCGCCTTCTTTGTTGGTCCAGTTGTCAATCTCGGAGCTGTAAAGACCCTCGACTTGTACTGTGTCACCAACATCCAGAGTGGTTGGCTGCTTTAGCCAAACTGTGTAACGCTTCTGGATTGTGTCGCCTGTTTTTGTTTCGTAAGCTTCGACAACCTCAAGACCTTTGCCTTCGTAGAAGACTCGGTTGACAGTTCCCTTTACTTTGATTATTGCCATCTCTTTTTCCTTTCGATTTGTTTTTTTACTCTAGTGGTTACCTATGACATGGTTGGGATTGGTGCAGTCAAGGTGGCCACAAGACCTGATTCCTGGCAAGACTGGCTTGCCGTCAAATAGCGGGATGGTGAGCGTTTCTTTGTCAAAGTCGCCCTGCCAAGGTATGCACTTCTCTGAGCCATACTTGATGACCAAAGCTCGGTGCATACGACAGGACTGACACTTGAGGTCTTTACGCTTTCGTTTATGCGTATTGACTTTCCAAGTCGTACCGCATCGGCAGCACAAAGCAACATTGTCATCCACCCCATAATCTTATCCTTCTACAACTCTGGACAGGTGGCCTTCGAACTTGAGTCCTACTTGACCGAGAGCGCCGTGCCTGTTCTTGGCGACTTTCATGACCATCCAGCTCTTTTGCCAGTCGTATTGGTCTTCAGCGATTGACACCCTGTGAAGCAAGATAACGCAGTCTGCGTCTTGTTCGATACCGCCTGAATCTCTGAGGTCAGCCAGGTCTGGCTCGGCATCCTTGCGTTGCTCTGGTCCTCGGTTTAGCTGAGCCAAAGCAATGACTGGAACATTGAGGTCACGAGCTAGGTTCTTTAACCCGATGGAAATGTCCGTTATCATTTCGTAACGCTTACGGCCTCGCTCGGTGTCCTGAATCAATCCAAGGTAGTCAACAACAATAGCCTTTAGGTCGCCAGTGCCTTTGACGCTGTTTGCGAGCGCGCGAATCTGTAAAAGGTTCTGTCCTGACTTGTCGTGTATAGCAAGTTGGTGTGACTGAATCTTTGCTCGCACATTTGCAATCTTTAGCCAGTCGTGTTCTTTTAGCGTTCCCTTCTCAATGTTGCCGATGTAAACCTGAGCCTCACTAGCGATAATTCTGTTGTAAAGCTCGTTACGACCCATCTCAAGGCTGTGGAACGATACAGGGCCAGTCTTAGATAGTTCCCAAGCAATCTGCAAGCCAACAATGGTTTTACCTACACCTGGTCTTGCACCGACAATGTAAAGCGCACCTGGTCTAAAGCCAGCGATGATTTCATTTAGTGATGGCCAAGGGCTTTCTGGGTATTCCTTTGGCTTGTCGAGTTCATCAAGGTAAGGCAACAACTCATCAGACACATAGGTTGGCTTGACCGCCGAGTTTCTGTCAATGAGGTTATCAATCTCTTTTTTGGCAGTGTCAAATACCGAAGCCAAGTCCTCGTGCTGTGCCTTGCTGTGAATCATCGTTCCAGCCTGAGCAAGCCTGCGGCGTGTCGCTTCTTCAATTACCTTGTTGGCGTAGAAACCAACCGAAGCTGCTGTTGGTGTTGCAGTGACTACATCGTGCAGGTAACTAGCAAGCTTTGGCAGAGCTGCACCAACTGTCATTACATCTATTGGCTGGCGGTTCGACTTCATCTCCAGCATGGTTTTGTAAATGCGCTCGTTTTGCAGGTCATCAAAGTCTGCTGGTGTCAGCGTTAGGTTTTCTAGTGCCTTGCCGTTAGTCAGCAGGATTGCACCGATTACGGACTGTTCAAACTGAGTCATTTGATTCTCCCGAAAATTGGCTTAGGTAATTCTTTTGCTGGTTCTTCCTCAAGGATGTCATAGAGTTCTTTGTTTAGCCAAGAAGCTGGATACGGAATGTATGTCGTTTCTGGCAATTTCCCTTCTGAGTAAACCCTAGCGAGTCTTACAAGGTCTTCTGGGGATTTACGCTTGATTGCTTTTTTCCATGCTTTTACAGCATCAGCTTTTGCAATCTTTCTTGGGTAAGAGTTCCAAAAATCATCAAAAGCAATATCAGTTGGTTTCTCTTGTTTTATTGTTTTCTTAATTAAGTTGTTTTCTAATGCAGTCTGATTATCCAAAGTTGGATTATCCAAAGTTGGTTTATCGGATTTAGGACTCTTAGGGTCTTTTATGAAGTAAGCAAGGCCAGCGTTGTAACCCCTAGCGTCAGTAGTTCTCTTGGTTTCCAGGTATCCAGCCTTGATAAGTTCTTCTATTGCTGAGCGAACTGACTGCTTACCATCACCGCTTTCGCGAATAATCTGACCTATCGTAATTGTGTAGCCAACCTCGTGGCTAAGCAAGTAGGTCAACAAACCTTTTGCTTTATAGGTAATGCTTGAATCTCTTATCCAGGCGTTGTGTATTTGAGTGAACTGATTTTCAAACTCCAACTTGCCCCTAAAAATACCAGGTTGAATCTTACTCATGCTGCTCTCTCCAGCGATTTATTTTGTGACTTAAACACTAAATGTGCCTTCCTAATTAGGTTGGCACACTATACTTGGTACAGATGCCAACAGTCTGGTTGTTGGTGTCTGCCCCTCAGACTTAAAATCTGGGGGGCTTTTTATTTAGTTATGTATTTACCATAGCACTTCTTTTGTATAAAGTCGGCTAGGAGTTGCACCTAGTCCTGCGCCAGTTATTTGCGCCGCTCTCTGCTGAGCTACCGACCTTAGCTAACAATAGCCTAAAAGTATTCTGGTTCGTTTTCTAACAAATCTTTTGTAAAGTCGTCATCAAGTAGCCACCATCCGCCATGACCGAAGATTGGAACTTCTGTCGGCGTTTCGTGGTTCCTTAGTTTCCAACCGAATTTTCTGCCCATTTCTGCAAACTCAGCATTACTCTCAAGTAATAAATTAGCTCGACTGCAAAGAACGATTATGTTGCTAGGTTGACTTGCCTTAGCGTTCTTGCTTCCCATGCCACGATTGAGTCTGTGGTGAGGTATCAGGTCATCGCCAGTGCTTCCGCAGTGCCAACAGCCTTTGTCACGCGACAAGTATTTGTCAAACTCTTTTTTATTCATCCCAAGGGTCGTATTCTTTTGCAGGCATCTCGCCAGGCTGGAAACCGATAGCTATTTGTGTATCAGCTAGTCCAGATGTGGGCGTGTCGGTTATGTCGGTGTTGTCGGAACAGGTGTGCTTACGCCGCCATTCACGCACGAGCTTTATAGCCTGAGCGTCATCAGTCTTGAATTTGGCTCCACACGAGCAGGTTTCCGCAATCACCTGACAAGGCTACCAGCTAGGCGTTTCTCCACTGTAATTCGACATTCTTGCTAATTACAGCCATCATGGTCGCCTGGTCAGATAAAGCCCTCATCTTGGTCTTTACCCTGTTGTATTCAGCCCTCGCTAGGTCAGCCTTGAGCTTTTCATCTACTGACTGCAACTTAGCCACAGCCTGCCTGTCGGCAACAGTTCCTGAGTTGTTGATAAAAGCCAGTGAAACAGCTCGGTCATAAGCAGCCTCAGCATCGGCTAGTTTGCACTCGGCATCGTAGAGAGCGTTAGCTCCCTTGTCCATCTCCCTGGTCAGCCTTTGTAGTTCTTCGACTATGTGGCCTGGTGTAATAATTTCCATTTTTGAGCCTCTCTGCTCGTTCTCTTTGTATCTCCCAAAGGTTGCTAACTTTTGTTAGGTGTCCTTCTTTGTATTGTTCTTGTAGGCACTCTTGTAATTCAAGGATTGACTGAATCAGAATCCTTCTTGCTTGCGAGTCCATTAGCGATTGCCTTTATCTTGTCTAGTGTTGCTGTTGAAGCTCCACCAGTTTTGGCTTCGCTGTACAACAATCGTAAACCCTCAATGTCATCGCCAAGTGCATCTGCCATAGCTGACCAGTCTTTGATGGTTGGCTTCGGCGTGTTGCCTCTTACAGCTTTTTCCATCTCAGTTCGACTAGCGCGTTTGTTTCCTGAG